TTGAAGAACAGACCGGGGCTGGTGCTATTGGTGTTAAGGGCAATTTGGCCATCCGCAATCGCCGTTGTTGGGCGCTTGTTTGCGGTGCTGCTACGGATGTGCTTATGCGTGGAGGCCATTCCCTTAGCTCCTAATGGACGGGATTATCGCAACAGTCTAACTATCTAATATTCACCCTCGTCAAACGTCACGTCGTAGTTGTCAAACACATGGGTGAAATCACGCCAGGCAGTGTAATAATTGGAAGCCTGAATTTTCAGTAAAACATCTCCAGGCCTTCCTCCAATGGGGATGCTATCTCCACTGTAAATAAAAGTTTCGCCCTGGCCAGACATTAGTAAGTACCATCGTCAACAGTACCAATTGTCATAATGCCGCTTGCACTAACCTCCACTTCTGCAGATGCTCGCACGATTCCGTTGACGCCTGTTGTTGCCACTTGCACCCTCGTCCAGACTTGCTCATTAAAGCCTTCTTGCGTTGCAATGCCAGATGCTGCGGGAACCAAGCTCGGACCATCAACCAACACGTCACCATCGGAAACGCCAGCCACGGCAGATGCAAAATCAAGAATCTCCCAATTCGCTCCTTGACCAAGTGATACCACCCAGTCACCAGCGGCGATAGCAGAATTCGGGGCAAATCCAGTGCCAACACCAGACGCTGTAACAATGTAGTACAGGCCATTATTGCTTGATGCTGGCGCATTTAATGCTTCGCCAATACCAAGGCCTGCTTGCGTAGACGCAGACGTTACCGTTTCAACGGTGTTACCAGAGGCATTGTAAGTGCCAGCAAAACGAAGGTTTTCATTTTGCAAGTTGCCATAGCCAAGGTTTAACCAATAACCATTGCTTGTTTCCAGCGTAGGTCCAACATTGCCCACCCAAATATAAGTGGATCGATCATTGGGATTCACCCACCACTGACCAGCAAATTGCGGATTGGGAGCAGTTTCACTAACTTGAGCAATGCCATTGTCGGCAAGCTGATCTGCTGTGACGCTATTTGCAGCAAGGCGCTCACTGCCAAACGATCCAGATGTAATCTTGCTTGCGTCTAACTCAGGAATGTCCGCCGCCTCAAGCAACGCTCCATTGGTGGCATGGCCTTGTGCGTCTAGCGTAATTTTTGTATAAGCGCCTGCTACAACTGTATTTAAATGGTCTAACTGGCCACCTGCATTCATTTGCAAGCCAGTACCAACTTTAACAGTGCCAGAAACTAAATCAGTGGCTTCCGGGATGGAAACTGATTGAGAGTCCCAAGCGGATCCGCTCCAGTAATAGGAAACATCGTCGTCAGTATTAATGTATTGCTGTCCAATGAAATCACCACTTCCCGTGGGGATCCCAGCTTGCACAAGGGTGGACGATTGGTCTGCAAGTTTTCCGCCAGTCACTGCATCATCAGCGATCTTGACAGTTGTCACCGCATTTGACGCGAGCTTGGCTGCATTAATTGCTTCGTTGTTGATAGTTGTCTCAAAAGAAGCAGTACCAATACCAAGCACATCTCCGGTGAGTTGGATGGTCTGATCACCAGTGTTCGTACCAGTGCTTGTGCCGCTAAAGGACGATCCGTTCGTCCATGTACCAGTGGCAATTGCTAAATCACCAAGGCCAAGAAAAGTGCGCTGAGTTGCCGCGTCAGCAGCGCCAATGATATTGCGACCAGCATTAGTACAGGGTATCTCTTCTACTGTGCCAGAACCAGCAGAGCTGCGGCCAAGAATTTTGTCCGTTGCACTAATGTCTTGAATTTTTGCATAGGTGACTGCACCATCTGCTAATTCACTAGTTCCAACGGCTCCAGTAGAAATCGCATCAGTAGTAACTGAATTTGTAGCTAATTGCCCAGCATCAATTGTTCCGCTTGCAATTTTTACTCCAGTGACAGCACCATCTGCTAACTTGACCGTTTCAATGGAGCCATCAGTTAGGCCGCTAACCGTAATAGAGCCGACCGTAATTGCGGACCCTGGAATGTCACCCGCCGACAAATTAAGCTTGGCGTAGGTGATTGTTGCATCAACAATATTGCTATTTGCAACTGCATTTGCTGCTAACTTTGCATTCGTTACTGATCCATCAGCCAGCTTTGCTTCTGTAACACTGCCACTGGCAATCGCCGCTGTTGTCACTGAATCGGATGACAAATGACGGCTTTCAATGGCATTTGCAATAATGGCAGCAGGGGTAACTGCGTCGCTTGCAATTTGACCAGAGGCGATAGTGCCACTGGCAATCTTTTCGGCTGTGATAGAGCCAGCAGCATATGCCGCTGTTCCCAGACCAGAAGCAGAAATCTTGTTAGTGGTAATGGCATTTGCCGCAATTTTTGCAGTGATCACTGCATCATCTTGGATGCCAGATGCTGTGACAACAATGGGGACAAAACTGCCAGCATTGTAAATCTTGAAAACATTATTAGTTGTATCTAAATAACCACGACCTTGATAATTGCCAGATACTGGCTCAGTTGTGTCAACTGCTACGCTGCTATTGTTGGCGAGCTTTGCAGAAGTCACCCCGCTATCGGCTAATGCAGTGGTGCCAATTTTGGTAACGCTGCTTTGATTAAGCTTGCCTAGATCAATAGTTCCAGATCCAGCAAGAGAAAATCCTGCCTCGATAAGACTTACAACTTGTATCTTTTTTGTTTGACTTGCCCCTAAATCAACAATAGGCAGCACATCATCTGAAGCTACGTCAACTTCAAGGAGTTCGTCTAGCTCAGTAATTCTCTGGTCTGCCATGGAACGCGCCTAAATATGGTTATAGTTTAGCTAGTCTTCCACTTCAGTAAGAAGATAGTCTAGTGACTGCTCAAGACCAATGCGGTCTTCATCTTCTTTGAGGATATAATCACTCGGGGCCCCCACTAATAGTTTGATTTCTCCAGTGGAAACAAAATCAATAGTAGCCTCAATAATGCCATCAGCGGCAACGCTGACGCCACTGCGGACGATCATTGCCTCAATTTCGTAATACACATTATCCGCTGGCGAAGTGTCTGATTCCGCTAAATAAAGAGCCAAATCAACTTTTGATCCGCTATCCAATCGCTGGATAACTTGCATCAAAAGCAAAGGGGTTTCTTCTATGCCAGTGGTTGCGTAGTTGAAATAAGTGGAGATTTGCCCGCTTCCACTAATCAATCCTGCACTGTAACGTTGCCGAAATTTATCGCTAAGGGTGGTAATGTCAATATCTTCACGTTCGGTATTTAGTTCATACCCAGATACGTTCCCTAATACATTGAAAGTAAAATCTCTGGTAGATATGGAAATATCAATGGCATCGCCAGCAAAAGATTGCAGGCTGTATTCTTGTGCTCTATTATTATTAACAGCATCCGCAAAAGTCGGGAAAAATCTTAACCCTCCGGCTGCATTGACATTGATATAGGCCGTAAAATTCTTGGGAGTTGCCGTTGCAGTGGGCCATGTTGGAAGAGGCAAGAAATCAAGCCCCCTGCTGTCATTAGTCTTTATATCAACGCGATCTCCCGTCAGTAAATTATCGATGGCATTATCAAAGCCAAGACGATTCAGCGATAAGTTAAGATCGCTTGTCTTGACTGTCGAAAAAAGAGGGCCAGCGGATCCTCGCGCTAACTTAACGTGGCCAGATCGACCAAGGAGTACGGTCATACAATTGTTCCACCAGAAACAAAATCACCGTCTACGGTAAATTGAATGGGCACCACGGACAACTCGCCAGTGGCAACACTGACAGTGGCTGATGTAATGTAGGCGTTAAAAGTGATATTATCATTAGCGCCACCACCAGCGTTTAAAGTGAATTGTACGCGATCATCTGTGGTAATAGCTCCTGTTTTATGGAGCTTGGAAAGCAGTGCTGTAAATTCCGTATAAGTTACTGATTCGCCGCTTTCTAGTCTGTAATACACCAACGTAGCGCTGCCAGTGGCCCCTTTGATGCCAGGCGTGAAAGTGCTAGCCGTACTGTCAATGGTGCTAGTAGATAACAGTTCAACTGTTGTTTCCAGCGACCAGTCACGGATCTTTGCCACGGGCTTACCGTTAAACACTAAAGACCCAGAGCGTCCAGTATAAAAGCCCATGACAAACTTTAATCTTTTTTGCTATCCTAACACTTATTTAGGCAACAGCAACCAAAACAACTTTGACCGTGCTCAGTCCTCTATAAACACTTTGAATGTCCGGTGGCTGTGCATATCGCCATTGAGTGCCAGATGGTGCGTTCAATGAAGATCCATCCCAGCCGGCAAACACATTTCCAGCAATGCCAAAGGTCAAAAAAGTACCTTGAGTTTCTGAATAGTGTGCGAGAAACTGTGCCGCAACATCGTCTCTAATGTTCTCATAGGTGAGATCAAGAGATGCTTCAATACGCAAATTGCCATAGCGAATACGAATCTCGGCTCCGCTCAATGCCTTATATTGCTTAATTGGAAAATCGCCAGGCGTAAAAGAACGTGCAGTTGGCGAAATATTTGGGAAAGGCATGATTAAATACCGATGGCGGAACGAATGGCGTTATAAGGATATTCTGTCGCAGAAATAGATACCAAGCCTTCTTCGTCCACTTCAACCTGCTCTACCAAGTAAGTAGATGTGTAGCTGCTAGTTGAATTTACGGAGAAAATGGCATTGAACAGCGTACTTTGAGATGTTGTGCCATTGTTTACTGTCAAGGTTTCTGTAAAAGTAGCAGAATTGCCTGCTTTGAAATAGGTGATGTCATAATTACCGTTGGGCATATTTTGTGTTGATGTGATAATTCCAGATGAACTAATCGAGCCATTGTTATAACGAGAGGATGAAGCCTGGCCCAGTGCAACGCTAATAATTGAGCCCGGCCCTAAGTTCGCGTTATCAAGAGTGGTCTTAAATTTGACAGTGTGCGTAACATATTGCCGCAATGCACGAATAAATTCACCGGCTTTTGTTGCATGGGCCTCAGAAGTGCAGAAGGCCGACATGTCAAATGTTTCAAGCGTTTTTGTTTTGTCGCCAAGCACAACAGTGCGATTACGAGGGAATTCATTTAAACGATTTTCTCTCCAGATCATTTCTGCGCGAATCTGTCGCCGCTCACTAACATCAAGGAAGTCTAGAGAGAAACTGCCTTCGATAATATTTCCTGCCGTAAACATCGCAGCAGTGCCTCCCTCTGGCAATGCAGGCAGAAGAGCCATTTTCCCATTGCGTGTAACAAAATTAAGCAAGAAGAAGGGCGCGGTTGACGTGATAAAAGAACGCAAATTAGTTCGCGATGTGATGGCGCCATCGTAGTGCAGACCATTTGCGTTGCAGAAACTATCCGCCAATGCAAAAGACTGCGAATCTATCATGCTTGGCGCAATACCTTCAATGTTCTGTAAAAGATATTCGACAAGCCTTGGGAAGCTATTGCTGTTATTGACGCCTGATTTCACCCATACTCGCAATTGATCAACACTTGCAATGTTTCGACTAGATTTCAGGGCAAGCATTGCAGTTGTAATGTTACTGTAATCGCCAATTGTTACACCACCAATTTGATTTACATACACCACTTCATGCTCTGGGCCAGAATCGCAACTATGTGAAATGGCATTACCATAGTGATTTATTTCTGAGAACGCTGTATAAATTTCAAATCTGCGCCAGCCACGTTCTTCTGCTGTTGTTGTCATGTTTTTTACTTCTGTAATTCGAAAACGCATACGCACATCTACGCGGCGAAACGGGTAATCATCCGGGATAATTCCC